AAATACTTTTATTAGTAGTTACTATTGGCTATACTGTCCAAAAGTGGTACGAGTTAAAAAAGAAAAAGTGAAATACTTTAATTATAGCGAGTTTGATAGCCCTGATGTACAGGGTAGTGGTCAGATGATGGACAAGACTTTACTAGAAATGCTAGACGAAGTTAGAGACAAATTTGACAAACCTATACACATTACAAGTGGCTTTAGAACACCTGCACACAACGAAGCAGTTGGCGGTGTAGAAACAAGTAGCCATTTAAAAGGTTTAGCAGTAGACATAGCTTGTAATAAGAGTACAGATAGATTTGATTTAATTAACTGCCTTTTAGATATAGGTTTTAGTAGAATAGGAATAGCTGATACTTTTATACATGCTGACATAGACCAAACAAAAGCACAAGGTGTAATGTGGACTTACTAATGAAAAAGATACTACAATTCATATCAGGCGGTTTAATAAAGGATATTGGTAAAATAATAGATAACCTTACTACAACAGACGAAGAGCGCTTAGAAGCAAAGAGAATGGTTCAAGAGTTGCTTGAGAAAGCTGATAAAGATGCACAAGAACAAGTAACTGAAAGATGGAAGTTTGATATGCAGTCAGACTCTTTTTTATCTAAAAATATAAGACCAATGGTTTTAATATTCTTAACAACTATGTTTACTTTATTTGCTTTTACAGATGGCAATATAGCAGACTTTACAATTCAAAAAGAATATATACCTATTTTCCAAAGTTTGCTAATAACTGTATACGGAGCTTACTTTGTTGGTAGGACCTGGGAAAAATTTAAAAAAAATAGTTAATAACTTATCTTTACGGGTAATTATAATTTTTATACTTTTGACAAAAGAACTTCAATACCCTAATAAAGATGGACGATTGTTGGAACAGGTAATTAAATTTTTTTATTTTTTTTACCTGGTTTTTTTTGTTTTTTCTTTTTGTCCTTTTTCTTTTTTATTTTTTAATTCTAATTTAATATATTTACTCAAATGACAGATTACATGGTTAACAAGATTTTAAATTACAAGACTATATCAGACAAAGAAAAGATAAATAGGCTATTAGAATTAGATGCTATAATGTATACTAATTTAGGTAGTGACTCTACTAAGACTGATAGAAATGAAACTAAGAAAAAATCTAGAATAATTTATAGAGCAATAAAGAATATAGATAGAGACTTAGGCGATATGTTACTAATCAATCAATGCTAAGTGAAAAAGAAAAAGCCAACAAGGAGTCAATTAGTAAAACGTTTAGACAATTTATTTAGTGAATATATCAGACGTAGAAACACCGACTTTAGAGGAACAACAAAATGTTTCACTTGTGGCAAAGAAGACCATTGGAAAAAATTACAATGCGGGCATTTTCAGTCAAGAAAACATTACGCAACTAGGTGGAATGAAACCAATTGCCAAGTACAATGTGCAGCTTGTAACGTATTTAGATATGGAGAGCAGTATAAGTTTGGATTAAATTTAGATAAAGAGTTTGGTAAAGGCATTGCTGAAGAGCTTTTAAATTTATCTAAAAATATAGTTAAATTATCTAATGCTGATTTATTAGACAAAATTGATTATTATAAGAACAAAATTAAATTATTAGAGTGATTTTTTCTGTGTCTGTCCTTAGAAAGCCGGTAGATTTTATATTTGCCGGTTTTTTTTATTAAAAAGATTTTATATATTTACATAAATAAATTTTATATGACACATACAGATGATTTAATAAGACTAAAGAATGCTAGGATAGCAGCTTTAGAAAAAGAAGTCGAAAGGCTTACAAGTACAAATCAATTTTTATTAGCACAACTTGAAGTATTAGAAAATGAAGACTAATATATATAGTAAGCTTTTAAAAGTTCAGACAGAAATAGGAGCAATATCTAAAGATACTAAGAACCCATTTTACAATTCTAAGTATTTCGATATAAACTCTTTATTAAGACAAGTAATGCCTTTATTGCAAAAGCAAGAATTGGTGTTAATACAACCTATTCAAGACGGTCAAGTTAAAAGTGTTATAATAGATACTGAAGGTGGTAGTGTAGAGTCTACTATGTTTTTACCAGAGATTAACGACCCACAAAAATTAGGTAGCGCAATTACTTATTATAGACGTTATACATTACAATCATTATTAGCATTACAAGCTGAAGATGATGACGGTAACGCGACTGTAAACCAAGTAAGCGAAGTACAAAAAGATTGGTTGAATGAAAATACACCGGAATTTAGTAAAGCAATTGAGTATATTAAAAACGGTGGTAAGATTCAAGCAATACAAGCTAAGTATAAATTAAGTAAAAAAGTAAAAGAACAATTATTAAATAATTAAATTATGGCAGGATTAGTAAATATAAGTTTGGACTTATCTAAGATTGATAAGACAAAAATAAAAGATGGTAAATATCTTAATGCTATTATCGCAATAGGCGACGATACAAACCAATACGGGCAAAATGCTAGTGCATATATCTCTCAAACAAAAGAAGAGCGTGAGGCAAAAGATAATAGAGTTTATTTTGGTAATGGTAAAGTAGTTTGGAACGATGGCAAGATAGTTAATGCTGAAAGAGTTGACCAAGTAACTAACGCGGAACAAAACCCTGTTAGAGAAAAAGCAGCAAATGATATAGACGATTTATTATTTTAATATATTAGGGGAGATAATACTCCCCTTTTTTTTTATATGATAGCTAAGGTAGACAGTTTAGAAAAAGGTATTTTAGATATAAAATACGGTAGAGTTAAAGAAGGCTTAAAAATAGGCGTGCCAGAAATAGATGAGCATATACGCTTTAAGCAATGTAACTTTAATATTATTATCGGGCATGCTAATGTCGGTAAGACTACTGTTATTATTTATTTAATGCTTTTACAGACAATTAAACATAAGATTAAATGGCTTATTTTTTCTGCAGAAAATACACCACAAAGTATTGCAAGAAAACTAATAGAGTTTAAAACAGGCAAGCCAATATCTAATATGACAGACCAAGAGATTAACGATAATTTAAATTGGGTAAATGAGTATTTTAAAATAATTGATGTTAATAATACTTATAACTATAGACAACTTTTAGACGAGGCAAAAGAAATAGCAAAAGATTTTAAATATCATGGTTTTTTAATAGACCCTTATAACTCATTAAATAAAGATAGAAATTTATTAAGAGGTATAAATTCACATGAGTATGATTACGAGGTAGCAAGCGAGTTTAGATTATTTTGTAAAAAACAAAAAGTATCTATTTGGCTTAATACTCACGCTGTAACAGACGCGCTTAGAAAAGTACACGCTAAAGACCATGATTACGCTGGCTTACCTATGCCACCAAGTATGGCTGATGTTGAAGGAGGAGGTAAATGGGGGAACCGTGCTGATGATGTATTTACAATACATCGATATACACAACACCCAAGCGAATGGATGTACTCAGATATACATGTACGTAAGATAAAAGAAGTAGAGACAGGTGGACGACCAACACCTATTGACGAACCAGTTAGACTTAGAATGGTTAAAAATAATGTAGGCTTTGAGTTTTTAGGCATTGACATATTAAATTCTAAAAATACTAACGTGAAAGAACTATTAGACTTCTAATGAGCAATTGGCTTTCCATAGTAGCAAAACATCATAACGAATGGATTAAAGTAATAAATTCATTTGGCGAATATGATTATGCCGAAGATATCGTGCAAGAAATGTATATTGCTTTGCATAAATATGCTAAGCCAGAAAAGATAATAAAAGATGGCGAAGTAAGTAAAGGATATGTATTTTTTACCTTGCGTAGTTTATATTATCAATATTACAATGCTAAAAACAAAATAACTAAAGTTAGCTTAGATAATATACAAATTGAACATTTTGATGATATTGAACAGCAAGAGGCGTATGCTAAAGTTTGTGACCTTATGGATAGTTATATAGAAGATTGGCATTGGTATGACCAAAAGTTATTTAAACTATATAGAGATACGGATATGAGCATTAGAAAGATTGCGGCAGAGACTGGTATAAGTTGGGTTAGCATATTTAATACTTTAAAAAAATGTAAAAAAGATTTAAGCGATAAATTTAATGAGGATTATGATGATTATTTAAACGGAGATTATGAAAGAATTTAAAGGAGACAAAAGAACAAAAGCATATAAGGACTGGAAAAAGAATTATGATGCAAAGTCTAAAGGAGCAGGCGATACTGCAGAAAAAGTAACTAAAGCAACTGGAATTAAAAAATTAACTAAATGGCTAGTTGGCGAGGATTGTGGTTGTGACGAAAGACAAGAAAAGCTAAACAGGTTAATACCATATAAAAAACCTAATTGCTTAGAAGAGTACGAGTTTAATTATCTAAAGGCTTGGTTTGATAGAAATACAAGCATAATTACAGCTAAAAATCAAAAAGATTTATTAAAAATATACAATAGAGTATTTAACGAAAGAAAAGAATTGTCTAGTTGTAGTACTTGTGTTAAAGAAATAGTTGTTAATTTAGAAAAAATTTATAAAGAATACTTATGACACTTTTACAAAAGCAAACCTTTGTAGCAAATTATAGTTATTTAACAACTCACCTTATAGAGATAATGGAAAGAGCTGCAAAAGCAAATAATAATAAACAATATCAACATGCTAAAAATTTAGTTAAGACAGCAAACGAAATGTATATGTATGCTAGTATGTTAGAAAAAGAAGTAGAGATTGCAAGACAACAAAAAAGTATTGAAATGTCTGCAAAACATAGAGCAGTTGAAAGTTTAAGAAAAGAAAGAGATGAGCGATAGTGTAACAAAATATATGGAGCTACTAGAAGCTGGTGGTTTTATTAGTGATAATACTTGGGAAAATAGAGAGAAAGATTTAATTGTAGAAAACGTCAAAACAATATATGACTTACGTGCTAAAATAGGTAGGGCTAAATATGGAACTACAATGGAACGTAACGATTTAAGCTTTGTAGAATGGTTAATACATTTGCAAGAAGAGCTTATGGATGCTACAATATACTTAGAGAAACTTAAGTTTGAGTACAAGAAAATTAAAGAATAATTTTTATCTTTAATAAAATGTTTATATATTTGAATAAAATAAATAGACATGGTACAAACAATACAAATTACTTTTCACGATACTGAGCTTTCAGTAGATTACGAATATGACCCTGGCGAGCCAATGGTTATGTATTACTCAGATGGCACAGGTAGCCCTGGTTCAGCACCTTCAGTAGAAATACACGACATATTTGCTGGCGAGACTGGTATTTTTAATATATTCAATAATAAACTTATACCCGATTTAGAAGAGAGAATACTTGAAACTTACGAATAATGAATATACTTAAGGAAGCTCAGAAAATTATTTTTGACCGTAAAGAAGAAAAGCAAAGACAATATGGGCCTATTGATGAATCAATTGCAAAGGCCGCTCGTGTTGCGTCAGAGTTAACAAATAAGGACATAACAGCGGAAGACTTTTATAAGTGTTTAATAGCTCTTAAAATAAGCCGTATGGCGTACAATACAAAGAAAGATACTATGCTTGATTGTGTAGGTTATATTGCTGCGCTAGATTCTTTTAAAAATAACGGTTATGAATAGTGGTTTTGAAAATGATTATAAAAAATTATTAATTGATTGTTTGCGCAATGGGGAGTTAACTAAAAATAGAACAGCAATAAAAACTAAGCAATTATTTAATCAAACATTAAATATAAACCTTCAGCAAGGTTTTCCGGTCGTTACATCAAAAAAGATTTTTTTTAAAAAAGCATTAGCTGAATTTAAATGGATATACGAGGGCCGTACAGATTTGCAATATCTACATAAGCATAAAATATTTTGGTGGGATGATTTTGCTAAAAATAATAATTTAGGCAAAGTGTATGGTTACCAGGTTAAAAAGTTTAACGGTATTTTTGACCAGATTGAATATGCAATTAATGAAATAAAAAATAATAGTCGTCGGGCATTAATTACATTATGGAACCCTACGGACTTACAAGACCAAGCCTTGCCGTGTTGTTATACGCAATTTAATTTTATGAGAAGCAATGGCAAATTAAATATGGCTGTAAACTTTAGAAGCTCAGATTTATTTTTAGGATTACCTTATGATATTATTGTCTGCGCTTTATTTTTAAATACGATTGCAAAAAAAACAGGTTTGCAACCTAATATGTTAGGTTTAAATTTAATTAATGCGCACATTTATGAAAACCATAATGAAGCCGTAAATGAATATTTAAATGCTGTTAATCATAAATTGCCTATCTTAAAAGGAAATTACAACGAGTACAGACTTGACAATTATAAACACGAACAATACATAAAAGCAGAATTAGTATTATGACACAATTTGAATTAATACGCCAATGGGCGGAACAAAAAGGAATATATAATGAAGGTGATAAAAAAACACAGTACATTAAATTACTCGAAGAAACGGGCGAACTTGCGCAAGCGATTCTTAAAAACGATAAAGATGAATTTATTGATGCTATTGGTGATTGCGTTGTGGTACTTACCAGTCTTGCCCATCTGGGTGGCGTCAGTATTGAGCATTGTATTAATGAAGCGTACGGCACAATCAGCAATCGAACTGGAAATATGGTAAATGGAACATTTGTAAAACATAAATAATGAGAGTAGTAAATAAAAAACCAACATGGAAACATGTTACATTCACAACGCCAAAAGTAGGTTTTAAAACCTGGGCAAAACAAGGATTAAAAATAATAATCAAAGATGAGTCTTATGAGTTTAAGACCGAAGAGCAATTACATGCTTTGCATTGTAGTTTAAATGGTTCTTTTCACGGTGACGATAGTTGTTGGTTAAGTGTAGACGAGATTAAGTCAATACATGCAAAATCAGGTAGAGCCGAGAAGATACAATTATTAAATGGTAAAGTATGGGACAAACCAGCTTTATTAAGTAAGATGTACGATGATAGCTTTTATTATGGCGAACTAGGTAAGTATGCTTTAAGCTCATCGGCTATTAAGTCTTTGATAACTTCGCCAAGAGAATATGCTAGAAGTTTAAATTACAAGTCAGACTCTGGAGCTTTTAAAATGGGTAGGCTTATACACTTAGGAGCATTAGAGCCAGAAAAGTTAGATACTTTATGTCACGTTGTCGAGGTCCAATCCGAAGCTACTAAAAAATATAAAGAAAAAGTAGCCGAGGTAGGTAGTGCTAATTTTGTATTTACAAGAAAAATGTATGACAAAGCTATGTATTCTGTCGATGCTTTATTGCAAAATGATATATGGCAAGGATTAACAAGAGATGCTAAGTTCGAACAACCTGGTTTTGATATTCTTAATGGTTATCCGTTTAGAGCAAAAGCAGATGTACTTGGTTCTAATTATTTAGCTGATTTGAAAACAACATCAGATTTACGCGCATTTCCTTACGCATCAAAAAAATATGGGTACGATGTTCAAGTTTATATATATTGCAATTTATTTAATATAAATTATAAAGATTTTTTCTTTTTTGTGATTGATAAATCAACTGGCGACCTTGGGTATTATGAGGTTAGTAAAGATTTTTACGAGTCAGGTAAAGCAAAATTAGAATATGGATTAAAGGTATTTGAAACATACTTTGTAAAGCAAGAGCAAGAACTCAATGAGTACGTTATCAAAGGAACACTATAGCGACCACTTCTATAAGTTAACATATAATAGTATATATGAAGGTAGTACGATAAAAGAACTAACAATCATACTTTCTATATATGAAGAGATAGAAGACTTCGAAGCTTGCGAAGGTATAAACAGAGCATTAAAAGAAATAAAAGTATTGACATTAAGTCAATTCATAGATAAGATAAATTTAATAAATGGAAGATTTACACATTAAGAAAATAAAAGAGTTAGTAAAGCAAGAGTATGGGTATGATGTTGACTCACCTACTAGAAAAAGAGAGGTGGTAGAGGCTAGAGCAATGTTTTATTCTATATTAAAAAACTTTTCTAATTTAACATTAGCAGCAATAGCAAGAACAGTAGATAAAAATCATGCTACGGTATTACATGGCTTAAAGAACTTTGAGGTATGGAAAGAGCAAAATAAATATTTAAACTTTGCATTTAAAAACGTAGTATATAAATTAGAAGCATTAGACGAAGTAGAAAACTATGTAGACGTAATGGAACTAAGACGAGAACTACTTAAAGCTAAAATGGATTTATATGAGTTAAACAGCAAGAAAGACAAAATAAACTTTATATACGAACTACTAAAAGACCTACCGATGGATAAGGTAGAAGATATAAAGAGTAGAGTAAAACTAATAATCAAAGGATATAACTGGAAAAGCAATGACAAAACAAAGATATATCAAGCTAACGCAACACAAATAAGCTAATGGAAAAAAGACAAAGCCAAATAGTAAGAATAAAGAACTTAGAGAAAACAGTAACACAATTATACTTGATGATTCAAGCTATATTAGATAAACTTCCAAAAGATGACGATAAGGAAACTAAACAGGATATTAAGACATCTAGCTAAAGAAGGTTTTAACGAAGCTTATATTAAATTTGATAATACAGGTATAATGTCTATCGAACCAGTTAATTCTATAATAGAAATAAAAGAAACCAAATGAAAAAGATAGTATGGACGATAATCCTATTAGTAACGATTAGCCTTTGGTATTTAATGTATTTAACATTTAAACCTTTTTTTTATTATTTAATTGAATAAACAATCTAATTCAAATGGATGGTAGAATAAACAACGGAGGAGCAAGACAAGGTGCCGGTCGTAAACCTAAGGCCGAAGAGATTAAGTTAATCGAGAGACTTACACCACTTGAAGACAAAGCATTTAAGGCATTAGAGGCTGGTATTGAGCAGGGTGATTTTAAGTACGTACAATTGTTTTATCATTACTATGCTGGCAAGCCTAAGGAGACAAAAGATATTACACTCAACACAGAACAACCTTTATTTGAGCTATAATTGTTTTAAAGCGGTTTAAAGGACTTTTATGGAATTTATAGTTACTACTGCAATAAAGAAGTTACATCGCCTTAAAAAGCGTATAAAGGTTATTAGAGGAGGCACGAGCGCGGGAAAGACCTTTGGGATAATACCAATACTAATAGATAAAGCAATACGAGAACCGGGGCTTGAAATATCTATAGTATCAGAATCAATACCTCATCTTCGTAGAGGTGCATTAAAAGACTTTCTTAAAATAATGATGGCAACCAATCGTTATAGGGATAGCCAGTTTAATAAGTCAACATTAAAATACACATATACAAATGGCAGCTACATTGAATTCTTTTCAGTCGACCAACCGGATAAGCTAAGGGGGGCCAGGAGAAATGTGTTGTATGTTAATGAGTGCAACAATGTACCATTCGATTCTTATTATCAATTAGCTATTAGAACATCTGGTGATATATGGCTTGACTATAATCCAGCGGCGGTATTTTGGGTTGACAAGGAAGTGATACACCAGGATGATGTAGACTTTATTACGTTAACATATTTAGACAACGAGGCTTTACCGGAAACAATTGTAAAAGAAATAGAAGCGGCTAAGCATAAAGCTAAGACAAGCACATATTGGTCAAACTGGTGGAAGGTATATGGCCTGGGTCAAATTGGAAGCTTGGAAGGAGTGTGCATAAAAGACTGGAAAGAAATACAATTACCAGAAGAGGCAAGGATTCTTTGTTATGGAATGGACTTCGGGTATAGCAATGATGCGAGCTCGTGTGTAGGAATGTACAAGTGGAATGACGCATATATATTTGACGAGGTCTTATACAAGAAGGGTTTACTTAATAATCAAATTAGTGCATTATTAAAAGACAATGAAGTTGAAGATGTTATATATGCAGATTCTTCCGAACCTAAGTCTATTGCTGAATTAAATCATTATGGTCATACGGTCCTTCCTGTAAAAAAAGGCAAAGATTCTATTATGTACGGAATAAACCTAATCAATCAAAATAAAATATATATTACAAGCAGAAGCAAGAACTTAATTAATGAGTTACGTAATTACACATTTATAACTGACAAGACCGGCGCAACACTCAATAAACCAATCGATGCATTTAATCATGCCATTGATGCAATGCGATATGCTATAACAAGCCAACTTGAAAACCCTAATAAAGGCGAGTACCACATCTGGTAGCTTATTTATATTAAGTATAAATTAAGCAAATAATTTTTTTGTTTATAAGATGTTTATATATTTGTACTATCAAACAAACAAAAACAAACATTATGAAACGTAAGATAGAAAACTTTATATTCGATACAATAATATACGTAGCTGCTTTTGGATTAGTATGTACGTTCTGTCAACTATGTGCTCACGCTGATAAATGGATGGGATTATGAAAGATCTAAAATTATTTATAGTGATTATTTTAACACTGACATTTTTAATTTGGTCTAAACATTATTTGGGATTATGAGATTTGCAGAAGCATTACAACAACAAGTAGAAATATTAAGGCAACTAATAAAAGAGCAAAATGAATTTATTAAACACTTTGAAACAAGGCAAGATAAAGCTATTAAAAACTGGACTTATAACAATAAACAATAATGGGAGCATCAAAGTCTTTCGAAAAGAGGATAGAGCATACAAAAAAATATATAGACAATACACACGGCTTCAACGCAATGAGATGGTGTATTAAAAGAGGAATAACTATATATGCAGTACCACTTAAGAAAACCTACTCAGACGGTTCTAAGTATGGTAAGAATTGGTGCAAGATAGAATTAAATAACCAAGGAATTAAAAAGCTTGGTAAGCAATGGTATACTCAAAGACAATTAAGAGATGCTATTTTAGAACTTTATATCCAAATCTATAGACGAGGATAGTTTTTTAGTTTGTTTATTGTTTAAATAGATTAGGTGGCTTCGGTCACCTTTTCACTTTATACAGTATACTCAAATCTTTATTATATAAATATGAAGATTGATGTTTTTATACCAGACTCTTTAAACGAAATAACGTTAGGTCAATACCAAAAGTTTTTGGCTATTGCTAAAGATAAAGAGCAGGACTTATTTATACAACAAAAGATGGTTGAGATATTTTGCAAGATAGACTTGAAAGATATAGCAAACATTAGATATACGGACCTAGTAAACATTATAGACCATTTTAATGAGCTATTTAGCAAAGACAGTAAGCTAATACATAAATTTAAAATGGATGGTTTAGAGTTCGGTTTTGTACCAAAGCTTGATGATATTACTTTTGGCGAATATGTTACATTAGATACTTATTTTGCTGATTGGAAAAATATGCATAAAGCAATGGAAGTACTCTATAGACCAATAACAGATACCAAAGGAGACTCATATAATATAGTAGACTACGAGGACGAAAAGTATGATATGACTAAAATGCCTTTAGGTGTTGCTTTAAGCTCCATTGTTTTTTTTTACAATTTAAGCAACGAATTATTAAAAACTACCCTGAGTTATTTGAAAACGGAGGGGAACAAGACTATAGCGAAACATCTAACTTCGGTAGAAAGTGGGGATGGTACCAATCAATTTGGGCTATCGCTGGAGGAAGCCTTAAAGAATTTGAGCAGGTTGAAAACACAAACTTTCATAAATGCTTGATGTTCTTAGCTTTTACAAAAGAGAAAAATGAAATTGAGTCTAAGAGGATAAAATCAAAAATGAAACGATGACAGGTTTTTACAATGTATTGAAAAAAATAAAAGAAACATTAGATGCTGAGCCATTTGTAAATACAGTTACTTATGGTAATATAGACGATGTAGATTTAAATAAGCAAAGTATATTTCCTTTGTCTCATATTATAGTAAATAATACAACTGTTCAAGAAAAAACATTAAATTTTAATATATCTGTTTTAGCTATGGATATTGTTGATATATCTAAAGAAAGTACTACTGATATTTTTAGAGGTAATGATAATGAACAAGATATATTAAATACTCAACTGGCTTTATTAACTAGACTAAGCTCTATATTAAAACGTGGTGATTTGTATGTGGAAAAGTATCAACTATCCGGAGATGTATCATGTGAGCCATTTGTAGATAGATTTGAAAATAAATTAGCAGGATGGACAGCTACATTTGATGTTGTTGTTCAAAACGATATGACGATATGCTAAATAGAACTAAAGAAGCTTTAGATGATTTTAAAAAGTATGTTATACAACAAGCTCGTACTAACCTTACAAAAGGGAAAAAGAATGTTGATAAAAAACTTTACAATTCGTTGCAAGGTTTTATTGATGAGTCTTCGGCTGGCTTTAGACTATATTTTGAAATGGAAGACTACGGTATGTTTCAAGATAAGGGTGTTAGTGGTAAGAAAAAGAAATACGATACACCTTTTAGTTATACAAACAAAAAACCACCTATTGGACCTTTGGCACAATGGGCTAAGAAAAAAAATATAAGATTAAGAGACGAACAAGGTAGATTTAAAAAGGGTAGTTATAATACTATAGGTTTTTTAATATCTAGAAGTATATTCGAAAAAGGAATTAAACCAAGTTTGTTTTTTACAAAACCTTTTGAAAGAGCAATTAGAAGATTACCAGAAGATTTACAAGATGCTTTTGGAGAAGATATTAAAAATATGTTATAATGGCAACTAAGATAAATGTAAGAAGTCCGTATTATTTAAAAGTAACACCAGCCGCTAATACAATAACTAGCGTACAAATGCAGTTATATATTTATACTGGTACTAAACTAACACCACCTACTTCTAACGAATTAAGATATACATTAAGCAAAACGCCAATTGGAAGTAATAACTATATAGTATTTGAAATAGCTGAGCTTATTAGAGATTATTTAGATATTGAGTTTGATGGCGAATATGATAGCCAAGCAGTATGGGTTAGACCAGACTTTACTATAACAACAACCGGCGGTACAGAAAACCCTACAGAAATAGATTATATTGCTTTTGATGGTTATGGTTATTTTGAAGATAATATTAACCCAGAGCTAAGTAGAACGTATCTACAAAGTAACAATACTATATTTAGATTAAACGATTATAATTTAAGAGTACCTGTATTTACTGAAGATACAGATAGCGTTTCTTTTTTATATAAAGGAGAAGTAAAGCGAGTGCAAACAATATCTTCGTCTACAAATACTAATGGTCAAATAGAATATATATCGGTATCTGGAGCAGATAATACAGATAACTATAAAGAACGAGTATTAGCAGACGGTGGAACATTTGAAGATAATAGCTTATTAGATAACTTTTTAGGCAATGTTGACATAGGTTTAATAGACGAATTGTATATCAATTCAGATAATGGAACTGAGGTTATTAAAGTTAATACAGAGCCGTGTACAAGGTATAACCCTTATAAGATAACTTTTGTAAATAAGTTTGGAGCATTACAAGATATTTATTTTAGTTTAAAATCCACAGAGAGTATTTCAACTAAAGGAGAAACATATAAAGCAAACATAGTAGACTTTGACACATTAACATACGATAGTTATAAACCACAAGTAGCGCAGTATAATAAGTCTGGCAAAGAAAGTATTACACTAAACACAAACTACTTAAACGAACAATATAACGAGGTAATTAAACAACTAATGTTATCAGAGCAAGTATGGTTAACTAAACTATTAGACCCTGTACCAGATAGCGATAATAAAGAAACAGTTTTATCAGTTGTACCTAAAACATCTAGTATAAATTATAAGACTAGTGTAAATGACAGGCTTGTGCAGTATACTATTGATTTTGATTATGCATTTGATAAAATGAATACAGTTAGATGATAATACAACTATATATAGAGGGCGAAAGAGTAGAATTGTTTAAAGACGAAAGTGTTACTATAACTGATAGTATACAAAACGTCAAAGACATAGGTTCTATATTTACAGCTTTTAGTCAATCTTTTAATGTACCAGCAAGCAAGACTAATAATAAAATTTTCAAGCATTATTATAATTACGATATTGATATTGCATTTTCTTTTAATGCTAATGATTTAGTATCGGCAACAATTGAATTAAATAGTTTAACTTTTAGAAAAGGTTTTATAGGGCTTGATGGTGTTACGTTAAAAAACAACAAAGCGCACTCGTACAAAATTACATTCTTTGGAGAAACAGTAGATTTAAAAACAAAACTAAAAGAAACTAAACTAAGTACAGTGTTTCAAGGTGTTACTACTTATGACCACGAGTACGGAGTGTCAACTGTAAAAACAGGATTAGAAAGTAGTTTAGCAAGCGGAGCAATACGCTATCCTTTAATATCACATACCGAAAGATTGTTTTTTGATAGTGGTACACATATCGCTGATAACCGTAATTTACATTATGATACAGGTGGCGGTGGAGGTGGTTCACATAACCACGGGATAAGATACAATGATATTAAACCCGCTATTAAATTAAGTACTATTGTAAATGAGATAGAAAGCTATACGG